TTAATAAATTAAATAAATGAAACTGACAAATAATTTTAGTAAATCAGAATTTGATTGTTCTTGCGGATGTGATATGCCTTTAGGTGTTTTACATAACGTACAGAAGTTAGCAAACCAATTACAAGTACTACGAAACGTTGTCGGTACTCCAATCAAAATCAATAGTGGATATAGATGTCCAGATTACAACGATAATGTCGTAAAAGGTGCTTCTAAAAATAGCCAACACAAGTTAGGTAAAGCATCTGATATTGTAATTGCTGATATGACACCACAAGAAACATTTGAATTGATTGACTTATTAATTAACGAGGGAGAGTTGTTGCAAGGTGGTTTATCCGCTTATGCTACATTTACACACTACGATATAAGAAAAACAAAAGCACGTTGGTAATGGAGATAAACTTAATCTTATTAGTGCCAGATGCAATGATGGTTGGATGGCAATATTACAGACCAGATGATAACTTTAACTATTCAGAGGTAAATATATTTTTATTCTTTGGGCAGTTACAAATAAGATGGAATAAAGATGAATAAGATACTTGGTTGGTTTACTGGTGGTGTTGTTAAAGAAGTAGGTAATGTTATTGATAAACTATTTACATCAGAAGAAGAACGTATAAAAGCCAAGAACGAGGTTTTTAAAGTACTACAAGAACAACAGTTAGAATTACAGAAACTACAAACAGAGGTTATATTAGCAGAAGCAAATGGTAATTGGTTACAAAGAAGTTGGAGACCTATCCTTATGTTAGCTTTTGGTTTTATAGTTATCTATGTAAAGTTTGTTGCACCATTATTTAGTTTACCTATTCCTCCTTTAGAGAATGAGTTTTGGAACTTGTTACAGTTAGGTGTAGGAGGTTATGTAGTAGGTAGAAGTGCTGAAAAGATAGCTGGTAATATTACTTTAAAAAAATAATTAACTTTTTGTTTTTTATTCCAGATAAAAATATATAACTTTGTAATTTATTAATTAGTTACTGTTTTATAGTAAAATATTAATATAAAAAAAAATAAAGAAATATAGCTATAATAAAATAAATATAAGTGTTCGGAGTGTTATCTAAAAAAAAAGATATATATCTTCAACTTTATAGCTAAATATTTTTGTTTTTGTTTATAAGTTAAATATTTAAACACATATTTATTTGTATATTTGAACAAGGAAATATCTTAACTGTTTTTCTTTTCATCTTATTTTGTTTTTAGATTACTATCACTAAAAGGGTTCAGCTATATGTTGAATCCTTTTTTTTGTCTTTAACAAAACTTTAACATTTCTTTAACAGTTTTATTTAAAATGCCTTTGTACATTTGTAGGGTAATTAATAACTAAAACAAATATTATGTTAAAATCAATCAAAGAAGTAAGCAACAAGAACAACAATTTTTTATTAGAAGGAATCTACAACAACAAAGGAACTCAGCTGGGTATGATGATTAGTTTATTTAATGAAGAAGGTAGACGATACCTAAGCCAACCTCAAACTATGGAAGAAGCTAACGAACACTTGGAGCATTACCAAAGAGTATATAAATAATGGATATAAAAAAATTAGTAACAGAATCGCAGTATAGTCAATTAAAAAAAGATTATGCTGCTTTAGTTAAGAATAAAGAAATTACATTTAAAGATTTTTTAACAAAAACATACAAATTAAAAACTAAATATTATGGAACAATCAAACTGCTGCGGTGCTAATAGATGGTTAGAAGCCGATATATGCAGCCAATGTAAAGAACACGCTGACTTCTCCGATTGGGAAGAAGAAGCAAACGAGCGAATGAAAATAATCGGTCAAAACGGTAATACTGGAATACACTACACAAAAGAAAAAATCAAAGAACTATGGAATCAATGCAAAGTGATAAAAAGATAAACCAAGCAGCTTGGGATAAATTAAAGCTACAAATTGAATATCATATGGAGCAAGACCCAAACCTAACAGATGTAAAAATTAACTATCAGTTAAAAATTCCAACATACGGAACAAGAAATTTTTTAAATTTAAAAGCAAGTTTGCAATAAAAAGTAGTATATTTATAAAATGAGAAAGTGCAAAAAATGTTTATTAGAAAAAGAATTAAAAGAATTTTATGTTCGTAAAAGAGGAAACTATATAAACACACAATGCAAATTATGTGTAAATAAAAAAGTAAAATCGTATAATATTAAAAACAAAGTTAAAATAAGTAAATACAATAAAAACTATTTATCTAATGAAAAAGTTAATGGATACGCAATATACTACCTACCAGAAGAACATTACATAGGATTTACTGGTAATTTAAAAGCAAGGATAAGAAGCCATAAAGGTAAAGGTAAAATTACACAAGGTTTTGAAATTGTGGGTGTTTATAATTGTCCTATATTTGCTCACTTACAAGAAACAAGATTACACCTTATGGGTTACAATGGTTTTCAACATAAATATTAATAATTAAAAACAGAAATAAAATGAAAAAATTACAAAAAATTCAAGCGGAGTTAAAAGCTCCTAAATCACAACGTAATGCGTTTGGTAAATATAACTATCGAAGTTGTGAAGACATTTTGGAAGCAGTTAAACCACTTTTAGATAAATACGATTGCACATTAACAGTATCAGACGAAATCAAAGAACTTGGTGGAATCTTATTTGTTGAAGCAGTTTCAATCATATCTGATGGAGAAAACCAAGTACACGTTAAGGCACAAGCTGGAATTGACCCAAACAGAAAAGGAATGGACATCGCACAATCTTTTGGAAGTTCATCTTCTTATGCTCGTAAATACTCTTTAAACGGATTGTTTTTGATTGATGACACAAAAGATGCTGATTCAACAAACACACACGGAAAAGCAACAAGCAAAGTAACGAGCAAAGCATCAAACGATGATAAACCTTGGTTGAATGAAAACACACCAGAATTTACAAAAGTAAAAGCATATTTAAAAGGTGGTGGTAATTTAGCAAACGTTGAATCCAAATACAGAATTTCAAAGAACACAAAAGACGCATTAAAAAAATAGACATATGAATAACATTGAAATGAAACCAACAAAAAAAGACCATTACAAATTATTTTTAAACGGAGTTGATGTAACTGGCGAACAAGAGAGAAGTGTGTTTAGACACATAATACAGACAATCGATAGTGCAATAGATAACTAAAATGTAAACTGTTAGGTTTACAAATCTCAATCAAAGTAAACTGTTAGGTTTACAATATATAAATCAAAATTAAAACCAAAGTAAAATTATGAGTGCATTAATTAATTTAAGTATCAATTTAGACAATTTACCAAAAGAAAAATTCGTAAAAGGTAAAAAAGGAACGTATTACAACTTCACACTATCTGTGAACGATGATACAAATGCCTATGGGCAAAACGCATCAGCATTTGATTCTCAAAGCAAAGAGCAAAGAGAAGCAAAAGAACCAAAGAAATATATCGGAAACGGTCAAGTTGTTTGGACAGATGGAACTTGTGTAAAAGCAGAGCGACAAGAAGAATCAAAGCCACAGCAAGCGGTTGTATCTGATGATTTACCATTTTAACTAAATAAAATAAGGGGTGTTAATAGCATCCCTTTTTTATATTTATGTGGATATACAAAGGCAAAGAGATTACAAATAGAACTGATTTACCATTAGAAGCAATTGGGTTCGTTTATAAGATACGAAATTTAAAAACAAACAAATTGTACATTGGTAAAAAGATACTCCTTAATAAGCGTACTAAACCACCGTTAAAAGGATATAAAAGAAAGCGTATTCAATACGTTGAAAGTAATTGGTTGAAATATACTGGTAGCAATATACACACAAAAATTTGGGGTGTTAAAGATTGTTACCGAGAAATAGTGTACATTTGCTATAATAGAACAATGATGACATACTACGAAACTATGTTGCAGTTCAAAGAGAATGTTTTGGAAAGTGATAAATTCCTAAACGATAATATTCTTGGCAAATTTTATAAAACAAAAATACAGAAATATAAAGATGATGAACAAAATAAATTCGGAGGAGGATAAGGAAACAACAACAAGAATGTTAATGGAACAACTTGAAGAAGATGCAAGTATTGATGTTGAAGAAGTTATTAAATATCCGCCAGTTGCTATAAGCTGCGGAATTTACCAAGATAGAAATTTCGATGGTAGTTATACAGAATATCCAGTTCCAATTGGTACGGATGGCAATTTCAGTTTCGTACAAGCATTTCCAAAGGTTGGTAAAAGTTTCTTTATGAGTTTACTTGTATCAGCTTACCAAAGCGGTTCAAATAGTTATAGTGGTAAAATAAAAGGACATCGAAGAGGAAGAAAGATAATTCATTTCGATACAGAACAAGGTAGGTTTCACGTTAGTAAATTAGCAAGGCGACCTTTAGTAATGAATCAATTGCAAAACGATAAAGATTATCATATCTATGCAATGCGAGAATTTGGTTGGAAAAGTAAAATTGATTTTATTGAATACATTTTATTTGATAAATTTGAAAACGAAAAAATTGGTTTAGTTATCATTGATGGGTGTGCCGATTTGTGCAATAACGTAAACGATATGGAAATGGCAAATAATGTTTCTGAAAAACTATTGCAATGGTCTGGAAAGTTAAACTGTCATTTAACTACCATAATACACCAAAACTTTGGGAGCGACAAACCAAGCGGAAATTTAGGTAGTGCACTTGAAAAAAAGGCGGAATGTCAGATTAAATTAGAAAAAAACAATGCCAACAAAGGTTGGGTAACTGTTGAATGTAAAAGAAGTAGAAACAGACCATTTGAAACGTTCAGCTTCCAGATAAATGATAACGAATTACCAGAGTTTATAAACAACGATTATACTTTTTAACAAATGTGTTATATTTACAAAATATGACCAACTGGAAAGAAAAAGATTTATTTGAATGGCTATCAAAAAACCATTACAAAACATTAGTAAATAGTAAAAATCCAATATCAAGATGGGATTGCTATGATATTGAAACGCAAAGTAGAATTGAACTAAAGTGCAGACGTAAACATTACGATACTTTAATACTTGAGAAGTCAAAGTACGATGCAATTATAAAAGAATCAGATAAAAATTTTGATATTCCAATTTACATAAATAGTACACCAGAAGGAATCTATTTATTCAACCTAAACGACATTGAGCAAAAGTGGTTTACTAAATCGCTTCCAGCAACAACAGAATTTAAGAAACGTTTTTGGGTAAAGAAAGAGATAACAGAACTAAACATAAACAAAGCAAAAAAACTAAAATAAGATGGAAACAATTAAACTATTAAACGGAGAAGAATTTAAAGTAAAAGATATACTAACTAAAATGGATGATGATTCATTCTACTATGGATATCTTGGCAAACACGCTTTGAGCAGTTCAATGTGTAAAAGTTTACTTGATAGCCCACAAGCATACGCAAACAAACTAAAAGAACCGCCAAAGGCAAAAGAACCGCAACCATTCAGAGATGGAAGGTTGATACATCTTCTGGCTTTAGAACCGCACAGAATAGAAGAACTAACAATTATTGATAGTACAAAAGGAAGTAAGTTATACAAGTTAGCAGTTGAAGAGAAACCAGCACAATCGGTCTACACAAGAGCAGAACTAAACAGATGCCAAGAAATAGCTGAAGCAGTATTACAGAACGAAGAGTACAAAGAACTTGTTTCAAATGCACAGTTTGAGATTCCAGCCATATCTAATTACAACGGATTACCATTCAGAGGAAAAGCAGATATGCTACTTGCTGGTGTTGTATGTGATTTAAAAACAACAAGCGACATTGATAGCTTTGAAGAAGCTGCTTTATTATATGGATATGATTTACAAGCTGCATTGTATTTAGAACTGTTTGAATGTTTTGAGTTCAAGTATGCGGTTGTAGATAAGAAAACAAAAGAGGTTGGGTTCTTTCAATTTGATGATGACTTTATACAAGGTGGATATGCAAAGCTGGATTTAGCCACAGATAATTATTACAAGTATTTAGAGAACAAAGAATTTTACGATTTAAACATATAATTATGCACAATGAACAACAATGCAATCAAATGCATCGAATAGCGTACAGAAGTTGCTTGGATAATTACTTTACAACTGGAGATAGAAATGACATTTACGAATACTGGTTACAATTAGTTGAATCAAAAAGAACTTGTGAAGCGTTGGGTGTTCAAAAGGCATTGGAATTTATTGAACTTTGGGAAAATATAGATGGCGAAGATTAAGAAGAAACTAAAACCTTTTAAGAACTGCGACCATAAAGCACAATCATATTGCTTTAATAAGGGGTTTGTAATAACTTTAGAACCATCTGGTGCAAACTATAAGGTAAAGTATCAAAGAGGGCATAGCGGTCAGTATTATATGCAAGGAAAGGAATTTGATTTGCAAGAAGCATATCAATCAATTTGGGATTTATACACCAAGATTTATAACTACGATAAACAAAAATAAATTATGGAGATAGGAAAAATATATAGTTTAGATGTTAATGAACAAAAGATAATATCTTTGGTTTCTGAAATGAGGCAATTAAACAAAGAAAAAACTGGATGGAATGGTTCTGGTAGGGTTGCTGAAAAGGGAGGTGTTGACTTAAATATTTTAGGATTTGGTGCTGAATATATATATTGCAGAGAAAAAAACTTATTTCCAGATTTTGAAATAAAGAATACATCTAAAAAACAAAAGACAGATGACTATGATGCAACTTGGATGGGTATGACAGTTGATGTTAAAACTGCAAGAAAACAATATCCTTTAATGATTCCAGAATATAACAAATGCGATGTAGATTTATTTGCTTTTTTTGTTTGTGAAGAATATCCTAATTATCAATTTAAAGGTTATGCAACAAATGAAATGGTATTTCAAGAAAATAAATTAAGACAAACAAGAGTTATGGCTTATTGTTTAGAACAAAATGAATTAATAAACGAAACAGAATTAGTAACTAAATATATAATATGAGAGCAACACAAACACACTATGACAATGGCAAAGATTACGATGTAATTGATGTAATAAACGATTTTAATCTTAACTTCTCCAGAGGAAACATATTGAAGTATATATGTAGGGCTGGTAAAAAGAAAGATGAATTACAAGATTTATTAAAGGCAAAAGATTATCTTGAAAGAGAAATTGAAAGATTAAGGGAAGCAAATTAGCTTCTCTTTTTTTTGCTTAAATAAAAATAAATGTAAATAAGTTTTTTTTATAAGTAAATA